ATTCAAACTTGGGTCGAACCAAAAAAAGAAGTCGAAAATTGGGAACGAGTCGTCTTAAATTTAAGTAGAGATATTAAACACACAATATTTAATAAACTGGATAAACGAATTTTTGAAGAAAACATTATTGTTGATTTAGACTTAAGACCTAGCGGTATTAGTATGAAGAAAAAATCTTTTTCAAATTTAGAAATAAATTTTTATTTTAGACCAGGAGTGCGTTGCACAGACAATAATTTGGAATTTAAATCAAAAAAATTAAAAGAAACTTTAAAAAAAATAGCTAAACAAATTTTTAATGATAATTTTTCTAAAAACGAATATTTTAAACTTCATTTAACCAAATCTACTAAAGAAAAAAATATTATAGTTTAAATCGACATTTGTTAATATTTATTTGTTAACCGAAATGGTTATAAATGTCAATTTATAAAATTAATTAATGGATTATCAAATAAATAATAACAATATTTTTGGAAAAAAAACTATTCTAATTGAAGATGATGCGGGATATATTTCTCCAAAACACGAATTCAATGAAAAAGTTATTAAAGAATCAAAAAACCTTATGGACCATTCAAAACCATTTGAATTTTATGCTGTTCTTCAAAAATATAATGTGCCCAATAGAAATGGTAGAATATACCCTGAAAAAATCTTAAAAAGAGAATCTGAGAACTATAAAAAGGCTATCGATAAAGGTACATCACTTTCTGAATTAAATCACCCTGAGTCATCTTTAATCGATTTAGATAGAGTATCACATATTATCAATGAAATTTGGTGGGAAGGAAACGTTTTAATGGGAAAACTTAAGTTACTTACAAGTCCAGGTTTTCATGAAAGAGGGGTTTGCTCAACAAAAGGAGATTTAGCCGCAAATTATCTTAGACAAGGAGTTACATTAGGAATTTCTTCAAGAGGTGTTGGTTCATTAAAAAAAGTTGGAGAACAAAATGAAGTTCAAGACGATTTTGAATTAATATGTTTTGACTTAGTATCTTCACCATCAACACCAGGGGCATATCTTTTTAATAATCCTGATGATAGAATGAAATATGATGAAAATCTTGAAGAAGAGAAAAAAATACGTATAGAAACGTCAAATAATGGAAATGGAACCAAATCGCTTGACTTAATGAAAAAATTAAACGATTATTTGGGAAATCGTTAAAAAATAAATAATCATGGATGAAAAGTATTTTATTGCAAAAATTACCGTTGATATGGTAGATTCTGAATCAGGAAAAATTAAAAAACAAAGAGAAGAAAAATTAGTTAAAGGGTATTCACCAACAGATGTTGAAGCCAAAGTAACTAAAGTTTTTGAATCGTATTCCCAAGATTGGAGAATTACCGCAATTGTTGAAAGCAAAATTAATGAAGTTATTGATTAGTCTTTAAAATCAAAATTAAAGTTAAAAGGAGGGAATTACCCTCCTTTTTTTGTTTACATATATTTTTCAAATTTTATTTATATAACAATAATTAAAAGTTTAAATCTAAAAATTCTTTATTATTTTTTATTTTTTGAATTTTTTTGCATTTGTACATATTTATTAAGAAAATCTAAAAGAAAAATGTCAAACAAAAAATCTCTAGTAGAAGAAGCTATTATCCAAATGAAAAATTTGGAGGAAACTGTAGCTCAAAACGCAAAAGGAATACTTGCTTCAACAATGAAGAAAGAAATCAAAGACTTAGTTAAAGAATCTATCGTATCTGAAGAAGATGATGATGAGATTGACTCTAATGTCAAAATGGATATGGATACCGATTCTGATGAAGATGACGTTGAAATGGATATGGATGTTGATTCTGATGAAGATGATACTGATATGGATATGGATGCCGATTCTGATGAAGATGAAGTTGAAATGGATTTGGACCTTGAATTACCTTCTGGTGAAGATGATATGGATATGGACGAACCAATCGACCTTACAAAACATTCTGATGAAGAAGTTATGAAAGTTTTCAAACTTATGGGACCTAACGACCAAATTATTGTTACTAAAGATAATTCAGGAAATATTAACCTCAAAGATGGGGGTAATGATACTGAATATATGATAGTGGGCGAAAATGAGGAAGAAAATTGGAACCAAGAAATGAGTGAAGATGATGATGACGATTTAGATAACATGGGTATGGAAACAAATGAATCATCAATTGAAGATATTATTAACGATGTCTTTGGTAGTGATAATGAAATGGGTACGAGTTATAATTCTGATGAAATGGAAGAATCGGAAATTGTTTATGAAGTTGAAATGGATGAACAAGACGAAGAAGATGATGAATTTTTAGATAATGAAGATTCGGAAATTGTTTATGAAGTTGAAATGGATGAACAAGACGAAGAAGGTGAAGAAGACGCAGAAGATGATGATGATTTTATGTCTGAATCTAAAATGTCTATTAAACCTAAAGGCGTTGGAATGGGAAGTCCAAAATTCAAATATTCTTCAAAACCAAATCAAGGTCAAGGTTTTAAAACAAAAATGAAGCAAGGTAACCTTAAAATGGGTACTGGTAAACCTAAATTCGAATTCAAAGAAGGTGAAAATCTTGATATGGAAATGACTGAAGTTAAACCAAAATTCAAAAAGTTTGAAACTAAAGAAGCATCACGTACTTACGGAAATGGGTCTAAATCTGGTCGTGGTTTAAGAAAAGGTATCACACCAAATAGAAACTTAACTTTCGAAAGTAAAACAAATAATGAAATTCAAATTCTTAGAGAGAAAAATGAAGAGTACAGAAAAGCACTTAACGTTTTTCGTAATAAATTGACTGAAGTTGCGGTTTTCAATTCAAACTTAGCTTACGCTACACGTTTGTTCACTGAACACACAACATCAAAACATGAAAAAATCAATATCCTTAGACGATTTGATGGTGTTGAATCAATTAAAGAATCTAAAAATTTGTACAAATCAATAAAAGACGAATTATTAAATACAACAAACCAAACAATGAATGAATCAATTGAAAGAAAAATTGAAAACACTCCTGTTACCGGTTCAGTTAATTTAATTGAGTCAAAAACATATGAAAACCCTCAATTCGCAAGAATGAAGGACCTTATGAAAAAAAAAAAATAAAATAAAAAATAAAAAAACAAAACAAAACTAAAATGGGAGCATTATTAGAATCAGGTCTTGTTGGTAACATAGGTTTAAAACACCTTAAGGTTATTAAAGAAGATACTATTAACAAATGGGACAAATTAGGGTTCCTCGAAGGTCTTAAAGGCCACCTAAAAGAAAATGTTGCGCAGTTATATGAAAACCAAGCGTCACATTTAATAAACGAAGCGACTTCAGATGGTGCATCAGGTTCTTTTGAAACTGTTGTATTTCCAATTGTAAGACGTGTGTTTTCTAAATTATTAGCTAACGATATTGTATCTGTACAAGCTATGAACTTACCTATTGGTAAATTATTCTTCTTTATTCCTAAAATTCAAGGATATAGTGGAGCAACTGGAGCTAACGCTCAATACAATCCAAATTCTGGAGACCATTATTCACCTTTAGGTTCTAATGGAGCACCATCGTCAAATGATGCTGGTTACACAGGTTCTGGAGCTTACGCTAAGAATCTTTATGATTTATATTATGAAGGTACTGAACCAGGTCTTGACCCAGGTGGACTTTTTGACTATTCAAAAGGTCGTTGGTCAGCAATTACTGCAGCAGCATCAATCCAAAAATGGTATAACGGTTCTTTACAAAACGCTGTTATTTCAGGAACTAGTGATGCTAGTGGATTTATTGCTGGTGGTAACATAAGAAAAGTTATTATCAAAATGGATGGTTTCGCTGATACCGGAGCTGGTAAATTAATCGGTCCTGATGGTAATGAAATGGATACTGAATCTTTCCTTTCTGACTTAATTGTTTATACTGGAGCTGGTTTAAGTTTAACTGCAGGTAGTCCTTGTACTGTGTCAACTGGTCCATTATTATATAGAGTTGTTACTCAACAATATGGTAGCGGTATCGTTAACGGAATAAATACAACAACATCAACTTCATGGCCTTCTACAGGTAATGGTGGTTCATTCAGAAATGTTTGTAACGCAAATGGTGAAATTTATTTAGAAGTTGACTTATCTTGTCCAGTTTGTGCTGATTGTAACTCAACATCTTTAGATGGTTACACTGGTACAACAATATCAACTGGTTTAACTAGTACTTCATTCTATTGTGCATGGAAACGTTACGAAACTCTTGAATTTGAAGACAAAATCGGTGAGGTTTCTTTTGATTTAGATTCTGTTACAGTTTCTGT